TCGTCCATGTTTTCGGCAATACCTACACCAAAGAAACTATATGGGTTGTGTTCAAATGGAACAGCGTAATACGGAATATGTGCAGGTTTAAATGGGTTTAACACCATTCGTAGCACTTCACCGTTGCAGCACCAGATGTTGCAGTTCACTTCTGGTAAATCTTCTAATTCTTTAGGAATACTAACACCGTTTTCTTCGAGTATGTTTGTATCAACAAACCCCCAAAACTCTAAAACTTCCCAGCGTTCTGATGCGTTATGTTTAGCATCATCATCTTCCATATTCATTTCCCAGTGCTTTAACGTGTAGTCAGCACCTACATCTATTGCTTGCTCAATACCATCTACCATAAAGTATGGGCGACTTTTTAAATTTCTTAGTTGATTACGAGACATCTTATGACGTTCAACTGTATATTCTGCATCATCCATACTAGTAGCTTCTGGGTCAGGATAAAAGTTCCAAACCGATACATGATTTGTTGCAGGCACAGTCTTAATAAGAGGATCATACTCCCCTTCTTCAGCCCAGTTAGGATATTCTTTATCTATTGCAAACGGACCTTTCATTACACCCGTACCTAACAAAGCCATTTCAAATGCCATGCTACGAAGATGTTTTGATGCTCCAGACTCAACTAACTGATCATGTATTTTCTTTTCCATTTTTTTAGCTGCAACCATAGCAGGGTGAAAAGTTACAGTACTAGCAGTGCCACCTGCGCCCTCAATAATTTTTTCACTGACACCCGAAAGTTTTTCTGTCATTCCTCCTAGACGTTTTTGTAAGTCTAGCATTGTTTCTCCTGGCTCTAACTTTGTGTCAGGACCAATTATAAACGGTTCAGGAGAAGTATCCGTAAAAGCTTTTTGGAGCGCACCAAAGCCCTCTTCTGCAGCAGGATCTATATTGATATGTACTGACTCACTAACACCATCAGGTAAAATAGTAGGGTCCACAGATAAAGGGAATTTGTTATTACCAAATAGAACATCAATGATCTGACCATATGCAGCCAATGTCTTAGTCTTTGTGACTTTAACAAATACACGAGACTTCTCCGTTTCAGTGAATTGTACATCTGGTCCATATAAACCTCTATAGTTTCTATAAGCTCTTAGCCACCGTTCTTCATCCCCTTCTCTGGCATCTTCTGCTCTTTTAAATCTCTCTGATACAAACGAAACAACCGCATTAGATGATTCAAAGATTTTATCTTCTGCATCTTTTGCGGCTACTACGTCATCTGTTTCAAATGATAGTTCGTCTATTTCTGCCATATTTAATATCCAAAGCTGGGATCAGCCGCTTGAAAGCCTGATCGTTGTGTTGCTGGGTTAAAGTCCCATATAGAACTTCTAGGTCTTGTCATAATTCCGTACCGCAGAGCGTCATAAAGGTGATCTTCAGAATTAGTATCTACGTCTTCTGGGTTACGTTTATCTAATGGTATAGCAGGTAGTTGTGCTATTGTATTTGTACATGTAGACATAAACACAATTCGAGGTTTTTCTGTAAACTCATCTACTTGTAATCGTCTGTGTAATTCGTTTTTTCCTGACACTCTAGATCCTTTTGATCTATCTGAGGGTCTCCATCTACACCCCTTCATATTCATTTGTTCAGCTAGGCTAGGGCCTGTGTCCCCTCTATTGTGCCACAGTGAGCTATCAAGTACTCCGTATCGTATTGTGCCATCTTCTTTTTCTGCGTCGAGTATCATGTCAGCTAGATCTGTTGCTGTAATTTTTGAGCAATACAATTCTCTGTATATTACTAAAGACTCGTCTGGTGCTACTGCTAACCACACAACTCCTGTGTGACTTCCGTATCCGTAGTCGCACGCTCTAAACTTAGTCCAACCAGTTGGTATCTTGTAGGGATCAACTACGTGTATCTTTCTATTAAACTCAGGAAACGCTGCACCTTCATTTACATCCCAGTTACCTTCAAGTAATTGTTTTCGCTGATGTTCCGGTAGAGATAGAAGCATTGCTTCGTAGTCTCCGCTTTCAGCTAGGTAGGGATTATCAAACAAACTAGCAGGAATAAATCTGCGTCTAAATAATGGTTGTCCTTCTTTGGTGTGGCCTTTAGGAAAGCGTATCTCTTCGCCTGTCTCTATGTTTGTAGCCCAAAAAGGTTCTCTTAATGGTGACGGGTCTATAAACATTTTCTTAACCCATTGATGTCCAAGACCACCTGGGTTTGTTGTAGCCCTCATATACAAACCTAATTCGGCTGCATTAGCACTCCGCAAACGAGACCTCATATAGTCCCAAGCGTAAGGAGAACTCCACTGTGTTAATTCGTCAAAGCCAATCCAGTTAAACGCTTGACCTTGATAACGTGTAACATCCATATCTTTGTCGAGGTACGACATCCAAAGTCTACCACCTCTAGGGGAGATCCATTGACTTTTCCTCTCAGACCATTTGATACCTGGTACTGCACGAGGGTATAGTTCTTGGCTTTTTTGTATAAGTTCACGTAGTTCCTCAGTTGTGTGTCTAACTAGTAGTCCACTAAAGTTAGGGCTGTTTAATCCATGTAGTGGATCAGCTAACATAGCGTAAGATTTACCGCCACCTGCAGCACCACCATATAAAACTTCTCGTTCTGATGATGATAAAAATTCTGTTTGTGGCCCAGCGTTAGGTTGAAAAACTATGTCTTGTGCAACTTCTGTGTCAAATGGGGCTGCCATTGGTACAGCAGGAAGCAACTTACTTTGTTTCGGGGTTTCTGATGGAGTAGGCTCCAACACAACCTTCTTCGAGCTTTTCGATCTCTTGTAGCGTTTCTTGGAGGCGTTGGGCAAGTCGCTTTTTAATCGTAGCTGCTTTCTTACGTTTTCGCTCAATAATTACTCTTTTCTTTAAACCCATGTGGGAGATGTTTCTCCCTGTTTGTCTTGTTAGCCACTGTGCCACATCTCTAATACTGTATTGTTTTAAATGTTTTTTGGCTAATTCAAGGGCTTCTAATTCATGTACTATTGGTTCTAGTAGTCTTTCATTTTGTGGATTAACTTCATAACCAAAAGGAATTTGTCTTGCACAAACTCTAGCTACTGTGTGCCAGTTTCTTTCTTGTCCTCTAGCAGGTTTAGGTAATTCCCAAAACCCTAGTGTGTCTCGTTCCCAAGCTTTTATTCGTTCGTACCTTCTTTAGCTGGTAATATAAACACGCCTCCCCCAGAAGAACTTACGTCTACCCGGTCTACTTTTCCTAGTCCTGCTCTATCTAACAAGTCTTTAGCAGCAGACATTTTATCCCTTATACCTAATTCGGTTGGGTCGTACAAGGCATTAGTCATAGCTATTGCTGCTTTAGGTGCAGTACGAGCAAAGTAAGAACGAGTAGCCTCCGCTATCTCGTCCTTTAATGCTTCAACAACTAATCTAGTTGGGGTATTATCGCTATACCCTGCAAGTTTTTTTGCAGATACAACATCACCATTAGCTTCATCAAAAAGTACTTCAAGAAACTTCTGTTGATTTTCTGTTAGTTGTCTAGCCATTATTCTTTTTCTTTCCTGCCATATAGTTAGGCACGTTTAGATCTTTCTTTTGCTGTTTTCGTAAGACCTTTAAAGTGAACCACGGGTTTAGAACCTTTAGTATGCGTTTTACCAGAGTGTACGGAACCATCAGGCATTTTATGAGTCTCCCCATTATGCTTTCTCCCATCTTTAAAATAATGTTGTACGCCTTTTGCCATATTATTTTTTCTTTCTCGTTTTCTTTACCATACCGCCTTTATTCATGTAACCCATTTTGTTACGTACCGCTGTAGGTAGTTTCTTTAGTCCTGCTTGCTTAGGTGTAGGTTTTTTAAGAGCCATATTTTTATCCTTTAGCTTTTAGCTTTTCTGTTGGGAGGATTAGATGCACCCGCTTTAGCCATACCACCTTTTTTGTAGCCCATAGTTTTTTTAGCCATGCCACCGCCCATGTATCCCATAGACTTTTTAGCCATACCGCCACCCATCATCTTCATAGGTTTCTTAGCCATACCGCCACCCATGTAGCCCATATCTTTTTTATCTTTTTTCTTCATGCCCATCATTGTATTAAGCCTTTCCTGCTTTTTTGTTTCTTGGAAACGATCTGTTTTTGGATGCCTTTTGCACCCGTAGGTTACTTTTTCTATTGTCTAAGGGATTGCCATTCTTATGGTCTACATCTTTGCCATCGCCTTTTTTAACTAGGCCTGCCTTTGTAGCCATTCGTCTAGCCTTGTTACGACCAACACGTTTAGCTATTTGTTCTGGTTTACTTTTATAGTTAGCATTTTCTTTTTTGTAATTGCGTGGAGCCATTTTAAGTATCTACCTTTGTATCAGGTTTACCCCAGTAAACACATCTTTTGTCTGTAACTACCAAATCAGGGTATTTTTTTTGTAAAAAAGGTA